TGATTGGAATAGTGATTCTGAGCATAGCGGTCACGATGTTGGTGTTATCGCTCAAGAAATCGAAAAAGTGCTGCCAGAGGTAGTCACAACAAGAGGAAACGGATATAAAGCCGTACGTTATGAAAAAATTGTCGCGTTATTGATACAAGCTCTTAAAGAGCAGCAGTCACAGATAGATGATCTCAAATCGAGATTATAGCGACACAAACTAAACTATATGGAAATGACTTACCCTACCTGGATCTACCAGGGTAGGATTTTCAATGACATCACAGATTTTCCCAAAGATACTTATGGTTTTATTTATGAAGTGTTTCATAAACCAACCGGTAAAAAATATATCGGTAAAAAAGTACTTTACTTTGAAAGAAATAAAAGATTAGGAAAACGTGCTTTAGAACAGTTAAGGTTAGAACGAAAAGCTCAAGGCATTGGGGGTAGAGTACCTCTAAAACAAAAAGTAATAACTGAATCTGATTGGAAAGACTACTATGGCTCACACCCAACGATAGTAAAATATGTTAAAGAATCAAAAGACTTGAGAAAAGATTTTGAACGTAAAATACTTGATTTAGTACCCAATAAGAAGCTTTTAACATATTATGAATGTAAACACCTATTTATAAATGACGTCCTAGAGACATATAGTCATATGTACATTAATGACAATATATTAGGAAAGTTTTATAGAAAAGATTTTAATTATGTTGAAGATTAAAGAAATTATCGGATTACCTTCTTTACAGTATCATTTAGACAATGATCTAACGTTATCTGAAAATATCTACCGTTATAGCTCTGATGCGTTTATACAATTATTTGCTGAAGCAAGAGAAGCTTGGAGAGACGGTTATATTACGTTAAACGAAGAGGATCGACAACTTCTTGAATCAACAGACATAGGAGAATATGGAGAATATAATGGAATGAAAGTTCCTTTAGATTTACCTATGGTATCTCCAAAGTACAATCCATTATTTGAGATAGGCTGCATGATTGATCAAATGATCGAAAACGAGGAAACGATAGACGAAGCAATGTCAATTGACGAAATGATCGATTACGATTTAGTCAAAGAGCTCGTCGAATCAATCGGCGGCACTATCAATATGGAAAGATTTAGAAAAGCAGTTGAAATTCATAATGAAACTTTCGACTATAGCGGTTTTGATTTACTTAAAGCTTCAGTCGACTACATTCCTGAAGCAGAATATAAAGGTAAAAAAGTACAGCTTAACAAACCTAAAAGAGGTGGGAGTAAAAAATTCTACGTCTATGTTAAGTCTAAAAAAGGTAATGTTAAAAAAGTATCTTTCGGCGATACAGGATTGTCTGTAAAATTAAAACAAAGAGGAGCTAGAGCATCTTTCGCAGCTCGTCATAAATGTGCTCAAAAGAAAGATAAAACTAAAGCAGGTTATTGGTCATGTAATATTGGCCGTTATTGGAAATCATTAGGTGGCGGATCAAACTTCTCAGGTTACTGGTAGGCCGTACAAAGAGTCTAGACAAGACGGCTATATATTAAGAGAGTTCTCTCAAAATACTTCTGCGTTTGAATTTGTGTGGCATAGAGATCGTGAAGATCGTTTTGTACAAGCTACACACAATACTGATTGGCAATTTCAGTTAGATAATCAGATACCCCAGAGATTATCAAAAGACAAACTATTTATACCAAAAGAAACATATCACCGTTTAATAAAAGGAACTGGTGATTTAGTTGTAAAAATATGGCAAAAGGATTAACTTTAGGTAACTATTTAGAGAAACCTAAAACTAAACGACCAGGGGTTCATTCAAAGAAAAGAACCTCTAAATTAAAAAGCTCTAAAAACTATAGAAAGGCATATAGAGGACAAGGCAAAAAAAGATGAAATTAAGTAACATCATATTTGAAGCAGATTATTACACTAAATTCAAACCTCAAGCTGAAAAACTTGAAAGTGAATTAAGGGACACTTTTAATAGAGATGACATATTTGTCAACATTATTGCACACTCTAATGGAGATAAAGCCATGGGTAAAGTACAAGTTAAAACTGACACTGAACTCGAAAAATCAGAATACCTTAATCTTAAAAATACTTTATCAGCAAAAGGATTCGACATTACAGGAGGATCTAATTATGCTGACAGTGATGATGATAGGTATTACTACCCTGATGTAAAATTTGAATTTAAGATATGAAATTATCAAAAGTCATATTAGAAAATAAAACAGTAGTTGAAAACATCGAACTTGCACTTACAACAAACGATGTAAAAAAATTAACTGAAAACATATCTGATAAACTAGAGGAATATTTAGATATTGAAAATAGAGAGTTATTAGAATCTACTGTTTCTGCTGCAATCAAAGAACTTATTATAGAATAAGTTGATTGTTTAAATAAATGTTCTTATCTTGTAAGAGATACGGACGGTTATGGATTATACTTTCCTTTTAGGATCTATTGAAAACATATTGGGTAAAAGTCATAAGAAAGCTAGAGATAACTATGCTTTCCATTGTCCGTTTTGCAATCATCGCAAACCCAAACTTGAAATAAATTTACACACTAACGAAGAAGGTAAAAATTTTTGGGAGTGTTGGGTATGTCAAACCCGTGGTAGAACTATACGTTCACTGTTATACCAACTTAAAACACCTAGAGAACAGGCTGCTGAGATACTTAAGTACGTTCCGAAAGGAGGTAGTATTGAATACAAGAACCTATCTATATTAGAGATACCAAAAGAGTTTCAACCGCTACATAATTCACCAAACACATCAGTAGTTGCATCCTTGGTAAAAAAATATCTTTATGAAAGAGGGCTTACCGACAATGATTTTATTAAATATGGTATTGGATACTGCACAAGTGGAGAGTATGGAGGAAGAGTACTTATCCCAAGTTATAATGCATCCAATCAACTCAACTTTTTTGTTGCACGAAGTTATGATGGCAACTACTACAAATACCGGAATCCTGAAGTATCCAAAGACATAATATTTTTTGAAAATTTAATTAATTGGAATCAACCTATCATTTTATGTGAAGGAGTATTTGATGCAATTGCTGTAAAACGAAATGCCATACCTCTCTTAGGTAAAAGTATTTCCACTTCATTATATAAAAAGATTATTACTTCACCGCTTAAAGACGTTTACGTTGCTCTTGATACTGATGCAAGAGACCAAGCACTTCAAATATCAGAAAAATTATTAAACCAAGGTAAAAGAGTATTCTTAGTTGACCTACCAGACAAAGATCCATCTGAAATGGGTTTTACTTTTTTTACCGAATTAATTCAACAAGCGAACGAATTAGATTTTTCTAGTATTATGTTTCGCAAACTAGACCTATGATTAAACAAGGTACAAACATTTTAAAAGAACACTCTAATCAAAGATTAGATTTTAATCCAAAACTCAAACAGATAAACTTCTTAGATAGACGCGTTTATAAGAGGTCGGATGGAGTATATTATCCGTCCGTAACAACCATACTCCAGTATATGCCACGTAATCAATTTTTCGAAAATTGGTTAAAAGATGTAGGACATAGTGCCGACCTCATTGCGTCTAAAGCTGCAAAAGAAGGTACTCAAGTACATGAAGCAGCAGAAGCATTGGTTTTAGGAGAAGAAGTTTCATGGATGGATGATTACGGTAAGGCCAAGTATTCTCAATTGGTTTGGGAAATGATACTTAGATTTTACGATTGTTGGAAACAACTTAACTGTAAACTGATATCATCAGAGGAATTCGTATACTCAGATAAATTTAAGTATGCCGGTACTGCTGACTTAGTAGTAAAAGTAGGAGATGAAAATTGGTTATTAGATATCAAAACTTCCAAACACATACATAAAGTTTACCACTTACAGTTAGCCGCCTATGCTAAAGCTATAGAAGAGGTTAAAGGAATAAAAATACACAAGACAGGTATAATTTGGTTAAAAGCCCACACTAGATCTGGATCTAAAAAAGAGGGAGTATATCAAGGTAAAGGATGGCAAATTAAGATGATCGATGATATAGAATATAACTTTAACTTGTTTAAGTCTATATATGAGTTTTATAGGATTGATCATCCAACGACTGAACCTATTTATAATAGTTACCCAACTACGTTGAAACTATGAATAAAAGTTTGATATATGTATTTTTTTTCTTATCTTTATATGGTTGTGGTTCTTATACCATTGCTACAAATAAAGGTTATGAGATTAATAGTATACTTGCAATATCAAAAGCTGGCGATACCATCGCTGTTCCTTACAGACAGTTCATTAACGAAACTAGATATCAACAGTACGATAGATTCCAACCTAATATTTACTGGAACTGGAACAGCTGGAGCTACCCTTATGACTGGAGATTCAACAACTGGTGGTGGAACAATCCTTATAGGTATTGGAATAATAGTACTTGGTTTAATAGCGTACCGTCTAGACCGTTATTTAAACCGTATCCAAGACCTAGACCAAGAATTAACCAACCTAGACAACCAAAACCAAGAATAAAGGATGAAAATATCAGAATTAATCCTAGAGGCTCGCGACAAACCCAAACTCGTCGTAATGGCGGGAGGAGCTGGAACAGGCAAGTCGTACCTAATCAATCAACTCGACCTGTCAGGACTACCCCTAGTCAACCCAGACAAATACGTAGAGGATCCCAACAGTCCAGCATACAACAAGCTCAGCCCAGGTACCGCTCTAGCCAACAAGGAAGCAGAGGCAATGGCAGACGACAAAATTAGCTTTGTTTGGGATACAACAGCATCCAATCCTAAAAAGATTGATCTGTTCCTCAACAAAGGATACGACGTGTACATGGTAATGGTATACAGTCACCCAGTTATTGCATATATTTCAAATGCAAAACGTAAAAGAAGAGTACCATCTTCTGCTGTATTTTCAACTTGGAGAAATGTTTACAAATTAATCAAAGATTATAATAGTAAACTTAAAGGCAACCTCTCTATTTTTGTAAACGATAGAGGAGGAGAGTTTGAAAAGTATGTCGAAGAGTTTAACACAGCAGCTAAAAATGGAGCAGCAGGTATTTCTGATTACCTGGAAGGGCTAAACAAAAGACTTAATTTAGAAACTGGTTCCACATTTAGAGACCCTATTCAGTTATCAAAACAAGAAGAAGAAGAGTTTTATAAAGCAGTCAAAGATATAGATTACGATGTTGAAAACTATGGTGAAGATAGAGCGTTAAAAGCTTATTTTCAAAAAATGTATCAAAAGAACGGTTTACCTCCAGGTGATGACCAGTTAAAGAAGACATTAGCATCATACAGAAAAAGAAAAGTTGGAGATGCAGAAAGAGCAAAAGATGTGTTAGATGACATTGCTGATACAGTCTACGACCCAGTATTTTTAGAAAAACTTAAACACTCATCAGTTGCTGAAATCGACAGTAGAGTTCAAAACTTTTTAGCATAATGGCAACGGCACTTTACCCAGGAGGTTTTAAACCACCACATAGAGGACATTTTGAAGTAGTTGAAAGACTGCTCAATGGTACCCATAACGGTAAAGTGTATACTTTTGATGACTATAAAACAGCTGGCCCTGATGTATTATCTGGTAAAAAGGATAAGATAGAAAAAATAGACAAAGTAGTTGTCTTTATTGGAGCAGGTGAACGAAATGGTATATCAGCTGAAGAATCTAAAGCAGTTTGGGAAATATATAAAAAGTATTTAGGTAATATTGAAATATACTACAAGGTACCAAATCCAATGGGTAATGCCTCTGCTTATGCAAAAGATAGACCTAATGAAAAATTTTATGCTGTAACTGGTATTAGAACAGAAGATGATACTCAAGATCTAAGACGTATAACAACGTTTAAAAATAGAGACAATGTTACTGGTTTGGTAATTGCAGGACCAAGTGAACAAAGAGCTACTAATTTTAGACAAGCTATTTTATCTGGTAACTTGGATAAAGTTAAAGATTTTTTTCCTAGTCAACTGACAAATGATGAAATATTGAAAATTATTAACATGTTAAAGAAAAGCATTATATCGGAGGTAATGTCAGAAAAAGTTGATGAGCTTTTTGATTCATGGTTTAGTGACGATACAGTAAATGAATTTTATTCTACTCCTGCCAACAAAGCTATTCCGCCAACAAAATCTGCTGATAGACAAAAATTAGTATACTTATACGACTATCTGAAAAATATTATTCCTTCTGATAGTGATATTGAATTTAAACACGATCATATTGTAGTGAAAAGAGATAACGAAAAAAGTAGTAATTTTAACTACACTCCTTACATGGCGTCAATTTTGGAGTATATGTTAGATAAAGGTATGAATATTCTACCACTACCAGAGATTAAAATAAGAAGAGACGCAAAAGAAGCTTCTAACTTTTTTGGGAGGACAGCATACTATGACCCTAACGTGAATGAGATTGTACTATACGTAGAGGGTAGACACCCAAAAGATATTATGAGATCATTTGTTCATGAAATGATTCACCATATACAAAACATAGAAGACAGAATGGGTTCAGTAGGTACTTCGAATACAAATGAATCAGAGGAGTTGCTTAAATTAGAACAAGAAGCTTACCTTACTGGAAATATTACTTTTAGAAACTGGGAGGATTCAATTAAAAATGCTAACGAAGGTTTATGGGCAAACATAAATGCAAAAAAGAAAGCAGGAAGGAAATCCTCTCACGGTAATTCAAAAGCTTATAAAGCAGCGGTTAAGGCAGGTGATAAATTAGAAAAAAACAAATAGTGCAAAATCTTAAGGAACTACTTAACGAAGGATATCCACTCAAAGAAGAAAAACCCAAATTACCATACAAGATATATTGTGATATGGATGGTGTATTAACAGACTTTGAAAAAAGGTTTGAACACTTTACTGGAATGCATCCTCAAGAGTATGAAAAAGCAAAAGGAACAGCAGCATTTTGGCATCTTATTGACACAGAAATAGGTGTTAGGTTTTGGGTTGGAATGGATTGGATGCCTCAAGGTAGAGAACTATGGAGTTTTATTTCACCGTACAGACCTGATTTACTTACTTCTCCTTCTAGAGACAATACTTCAAGATTAGGTAAAAATTTATGGGTCAAAAATAACCTAAATCCTAAACCTAAAGTTATATTTGCCTACTCGAAAGATAAACAGAGATATGCAAATGAAAATAGTATTTTAATAGACGATAAAAAATCAAATATAAATGAATGGACATCTAGAGGCGGTATAGCTATTAGATGTAAAGATGGTAACGTTACACACGTTATTAAAAAATTACAAGAGTTAGGTTATGAGTGAATCTTTACTTAAAAAAGAATTTAAAGAATCAGATGTACAAAGAGTAAGAAATTTAGTTAATAAAGATTTTACTAAAAAAACTAAAATACAAACCGGTTATCAAAAAGCTTTTGAATCTCACAAAGAAGGCGACGTTTGGGAAGAATCAGGTAAAACTTGGACTATAAAGAACGGTGTAAAGCAAAATGTAACTAAACTGGATAATATTAAAGATAAGATTAAAATACCTTTAACCTGTCCTAAGTGTAACGGTTCGATGAAACATTGGTTAGCGAAAAAAATGTACCGAATACATGGTTTTTGTTTTGACTGTACAATAGATTATGAAGCTAATTTACGAAAAGCAGGTCTATTTGAAGAATATGAAAAGAAAATGATTAGTGGTAATATTAAAGCATTTGCAGACGACCTAGAAGCATGGGTTATGGATACTTTGTCCACTAGTATTTCAATGGTAACCGAACAAGGTGATGTAGAAGAGTGGCAAGGTACTGATAAAAGTTTTGATGAAAAAATACTCAAAGAACTTAACAACTATTTAAAAGAGTTACGTAAACATACTTAACTCTATTTATTACATATACACCTACCATGACACAAAAAGAACTTCTTGAATCTTTGTTAGTTGAGATTAAGCATATTAAAACACATATGCCTAATGGTGAACTAAAAATAATGGTTAAGAACCAAGAAGAAATGAAAGAAGACATTTCAGAACTTAAGTATCTTTTACTTAATCCTGAAGATGGTGTTGTTGTAAAAACTAATGCTAACACAGATTATCGTAGAGAGCTTCAGGATAACGAAAAAGAATTTAGAAATAAGTTAGCTGAAATCGATAAACTTAAATCTTGGAAGTTAGGAGTTAATAGAGCTTTGTGGATATTGTTTGGAATTGTGGCAAGTGTTATTGTCAGAATGTTAATGATGATAAAGGAAGTGTAATGACTAATCAAGAGATACATTCAATCACTTTAGAATCTCTGAGAGACTGGTTTAAAAAAGAAAAATGGGTTCGTATCTCTTCTTCTGGTAACATTGCAGGCCCTTGTGGTACTTCTAAAAATAAAAAGAACCCAGATCGTTGTTTACCAAAAGCAAAAGCACAATCATTAAGTAAAGCTCAAAGAGCGGCTACTGCTAGAAAGAAAAAGAAAGCAGGAGCTAAAGGAAAGACAGTGGTGAAAAATACAAAAGCAGCAAAAGTAACTAGAGAGAATAATAATAGATCGTTCACAAAGGACGATATGATAACATATATTGATGAGACCATAGGTGGGTATCTAGAAAGATATCTCGGCTATAATCCTGGACCAGCAGATCATCCAATATATAAAATGAACCATGATCAGTTTGCAGCTTATATTGCTCAACAGTTTATAGAAGGTATAGATGAGCTATTAGATGAAACTGATGCTACTATAGAGATAATAAGGGAGGCAGTTGAAGAAGCTTATGAAGATTATAAGAAAATATCTATGGGAGTTGGACATGACCCAGACATGCATTTTGAACCAGAAGAAGAAAAAATTGGAGCAGATGCTTTAGAAATGGTTCTCCAGACATTAGATAAGATGGCTACCCCAACTAAACTTGAAACAGCTAACCCTCAAGACGGTAAAGCAGCACCGTACGGATCAGGATATAAACCCATCAAGAAAATGAATGAAAAAATTAAAAGACCTTCAATACAAGGTATAAAGAGAAAACTTCGTAGAGCAATTACTAAAGAAGATATACATAACCTAGTGGTTGGATTGGTACAAGAAATACAGCAAAAAGAAGGCACACTTCAAGAAGATGATAGATGTACAAGAATAGCCAAACAAAAGTATGACACCTGGCCATCAGCTTATGCTTCAGGAGCAGTAGTTAGATGTAGAAGAGGTGAAATTTGGAAAAAGAAATAAAGAAAATGGCAAAAAGTAAATGTCTGGTCAACAGTTTTTAGCTAATTTTTATACGCAAGAAAAAATTTTTACTTCTGAAGAATGTTCTTCCATATTGAAATACATGACAGAATTACAGCAAACTGTATATACTGTAAAAATAGATGGAAAGTATACAAAAGAAGGATGTTCTTTAAAGTCACAACATTTAGAGTATAGTGAAAATACCAAGTGGATATACGACAAGGTAAAATCTTACATCGGTAAAAATGTAGAATGTGAATGGATTAATGAACCAAATGGAATTTTCAGAAAGTATTCGATAGGTGATTTTTTTGTTAGACATAATGACAAAGTAGATAAAATAGGAGCATATAAAAGATATTTAACAGTTAGTATACAATTAACACCATCAGATAATTATTTAGGCGGTGATGTAATTATAAATGAAGAGACTTATTTAAGTAGAAATATAGGAAATACTATGATGTGGGGAATAAATGTTCCTCATGAAGTAACTAAAATAGAGAAAGGATTTAGAAATGTTTTAGTATTTTTTGTTTCAACTAAACATTTAAAATTAGTTAAAAAATTATTTTAAAATTAAATGACTAGATATATACTTACACAGCTTATTAGAGAAGTAATTTATGAAAACTATGCCGACGGTAAGGTTAAAGGCAAAAGCCGTCCCGGTAGAGTAAAGAAAGCTGGTGCAAGTTGTAAAGGTTCTGTATCTTCATTAAGAGCAAAAGCTAAAAAGTATGGTGGAGAAAAAGGTAAAATGTACCACTGGTGTGCTAACATGAAAGGTGGTAAGAAAAAGTAAGATATTTATTTATATACGTATATAAAACATTCTCAAATGACCTATAAAGAAATAAAAGAACGACTTTCTAAATGTGAATCTACATTAGAAAAAATAAAAAACGGTTCTTATAATAAAGCAGAAAATATTCAACAAACTACTAAGAAATTAGAAGTACTTCGAGAATCGTTGCAAAAACAACTTCTTGAAGCTCAAAAAGGCTCAGTCACTATAGATGATGATGATGATGATAAGGCAGCAGACTTAGCTGCAAAAGGAGCTAATGTAGTAGTAAAAGATATTGAAGAAGAACTTCCCCATACAAATATTAAACCAGGTTCAAGAGAAGATCATGAAAATAAAGCATTTTCTAGACTATCAGATAATGATAAAGAAGCTTTAGAAAAAATTTATTCTATGATGAAAGCCGAAAAAAATGAAGCAGAAGAAGTGCCAGCAATGGATACTCAAGAGGACGATCTTGACGTAGGTCATCAAGATGACGAACCTAACATGCTTAAAAAAGATATATACGATATAGCTGTTTCTGCTGCTAAGCTTTACAAACAATTAGGCAAATATGACGATTCAGATGGTGAGGTAGATTTTCCTCACTGGTGGCAAGGTAAGATTATCAAAGCCAAAGACTATATTGGAGCAGCACAACATTATTTAGAGGCAGAAGAAAAACAACCACTAATTGATAAGTTAGCATTAGAGGAAGGAAAGATAGGTAGAATGGTAGGAATGGGGTTACTTACTCTTGCAACTGTTGCTGGTTTAGGTAAAGTAGCTGCACCATCTAAAGATGCGTTAAAAGATAGAGCAAAGTTAGTAAAAGTAAACGATACTATGAAACTTGCACTTCATGACATGTCTTATCAGGCTATAAAGAAGTTAGTTAACCAGATGAAAGAAGCTGGAATAAATTTACCACAAACACAACCTTCTTCTAGAAAACTTAGTGGTGATGAATTTGAAACAGTTCAAGTTAGTCACTATGCTAAACAAATTGAAAAGTATATGAGTAGCAGCAAACATGCTGATAAATTTGTTATAGGTACTCAAGGTACTGTTAACTACATAGCTAACACAAACCAAATTACTCCAGTAAACGAAGATGAAATGAACGAAGAATCAAAATTAGATAAACTAATTAAAGCAAAGGAACTTATCAAACAACAAGCTCCTGCTATGAATAAATTACCTCAAGATGATCCTAAAAGAATAGCATTTATTGATAAAGTAAAAACAGTCAATAAACAACTCAAAGATCTCGAAGCAGGGGTACACAGTAAAGTTAAAAAGACAGGAGCTGATCAAGAAGTATCTGATGTTGATGAAGCATTACCAACAGGGTTTGGTACTGGACAAGGTAGAAGTAAAACAATTTCTAAAGGTAGAGAAGCAAGACCTGATTTAGCTCAAGCTAGAAAAGATGCTGTTAAACCTAAAAAGAAGTACGTAATGAAAAATGGCGTACCTCACAAATATGATGCTGATGGTAATTTAGTTCCTCTAAAAAAGATGAACGAATTAAGAGGTTCAGGAGACGACATTATCGAAATCATTAAAGCTATGGCAATGGAGATGGATGGAGACGAAATCGAAGCTGCTATGGAAGTAATGGAGTTCATCGGAGAGCATTATAAAATTGACTTTGAATTTGGTAGAGCCGGAGGAGGTAACTACGGAAGAAATGATGGTGCTCCTTATGAAGGAGTTAATGAAGCAGTTGCACCTAAGCATTTCGATATTTGCCCAGGAGCCACTAAAGTACATAAAAAAATAAAAGACGGTAAATTTGGAGATATTAAAGATTCAGATTTAAGTTCTTGGGTTAGAAAAAATGATTCTCTTTTCAAATTAGAAAAAACAGTTCTAAAGAATAAAAAAGCAACTCAGGCACAAGTAGATAGTGCAGAGAAACAAGCAAAAGACATCATAGATTTTTCTAAAAGTATTAACATACCAGCAAAGGAAGTATCTTATGCAAACATGCATGTAGATAAAATTAAAGATTTACTTGATGAAAAAAACGGATCTAAATAATCTTATATTAGAAGCATACGCTGAGGTATTATCTGAGCTTAATGAAGCACCAGAAGGACTTTACTATATAAAAGTCCCAAGAAGAGATAAGGCTCAGCTAAACGCAGTACAGAACACAATTGAAACTATTTACCACCCGGTTAGGTTTACTGATATAGTAGATGATGATGGGGCAGGTAATGTTATAATGTACTTTCCTAAAGAAGATTTTGATCCTGGAATGATTGATGATTTAGAAGGAGAAGGAGTTGATATAAGTAGTCAAACTAATTTTCCTCTAGGTTTAAATGAATCATTATTAGATGAAGTAGAAGACGAACCTCAACCAGAAGAAGAACCAGACAACGAAGCAGCTCCTGAAACAGTATTAGAAGATGCTACTGATCAAATATTAGCTAAATTTCCTACATTAAGACAAGCTATTGTTAAACTTCAAACTGAAGATTTTAAAGAGTTTGTGGACACTATTGATTGGATTTCACCAAGACCTACTTCATTTAGAATAAATCTAAAAAACGGTCAAGACTATATTCTTAAGTGGACAGGTAGTACTTTTGAAGCTAATATATTAGGTAAAAGATACTACATAAATAAAATATCAGATTATCAACAAGCTTTAGATAAACTTGCCATTCTTTACAAAGAGGCTCCAATGAAAGGAGCTGGTGAAGAAGAAGAAGCTGGAGGAGCAGATGCTGACTTTGGATCTGCTGACACCGGTGGAGGAGAGTTTCCTGGAGGTGAAGAAGGTGGAGCCGAAGGAGGAGAAGATTTCGGAGCTGATGATGCCGGAGGAGAAGAAGGAGGAGAGGATCTTGGAGATGAGCCAATAGACTTTGAAGCCGGAGAAGAAGGATAGTATGAACATAATTGACAAACTATATACTGAGTGGGCCTGGAGAACTAAATCAGGTATTCCTAATATTAATAATCCTGAAGATAAAGCTATTTTGGATAATATATTAGCTGAATTAGATGCCCCACTAATTAATGAAGCAATTGATTTTCCTAAAGCACTTAATGATGCATTTAATGGAAGTGTACCACAAGTAAAAGGAAGATATGAAGCTCCAAACGGTTCTGGAGAAGTTACAATTACAAACGATGATGATCTAAAAGGTTGGAAATTCCTATTTAACAATAATGCAGGAAACAACACAGTAGGTCCTGGAGAACTTGCTATGTACTGGTTATACAACTTCCAAAAAAACCCAGTTAAGACTTCAGCAAACCACAGTGATGCAGATCCGGACCTAACTATTGGTTCTGTAAAAACTGAAGTTAAGGCATATAAAAAACATACTGGTAAAATAGGTTTAGGTAAATTTGGAGATCAAAAAGAAAATTTAAGAATTTTAACCATTATATTTGGCATTCAGGCATTAAGGGGTGTTTTAAATTTACAAGAAGATAAAAAAGTAGTAAGACCTACTAGCTTTACAGATAAAGAACTAGTACAGGCATTTGAATATTATTTTGAACTTAAGAACACACCAGGTCTACTTGAGGCAGCTTCAACATTTGAACTTATTAGAGCAGTTAAAGAAAAAATAGATTTTGTAGAAAGAATGCTAAAAGGTGCTACTGAACCTAGACAAGCAGCATCCCTACTTATGGGTAGATTAGCAAAATCAAAATTTCAGGTAAAACCTGGAGATCAAAATTATATTGCTTCAGTTTTAGAAAGTGGTTCAATTTACTACTTTTTCATAGATTTTAAAAAACTTAAGGAGTTAGACCTTTTAGATAAGGTAACAGTATCAGCAGGAGAGTTAAAGGTGGATTATATGTCCATTTTTGGTAAATCAGGATCTCCTGCAGATTAAAAAAAGTTATGGCTCAGGACATAAAGAAAATAATAGCACAAGAGTATATTAAGTGCGGTAAAGATCCGGCGTACTTTATGAAGAAGTATTGCCATATACAACACCCTACTAGAGGTAGGATCTTATTTAATCTTTAAAAAAAAAAAAAAAAAGTACATCATTTATTTAGAGATAATCAATACTTAATTACTCTTAAATCAAGACAGCTTG